GACGCCGGCGAACTATTACATAAATCGTTTAATCGCTTGAGCGGAACTATACAAAGCACGATGAAAAGTATCTATATTAGTGATTTCAATAGTGCTTTGTTGGGTACACTTGGAGACCCGCAATACCAAGACTACTTCGGTTTCTCAGTTGCAGTAGGGTCAGGTAAAATCGTTGTTGGTGTGCTTGGGGATGACCTTAATACCACTCTATCTGGTAGTGTGGGTCTCTTCGATCTGAATGGTAACGTACTTGCCCTCTTTGCCGAGGACGCGGACCAGAACGACCAGTTCGGTACCTCAGTTGCAGTAGGGTCAGGTAGAATCGTGGTGGGAGTTCCAGAGGACCATTACTTCAATAATGCGGATGCGGGCTCAATATATGTCTTCGATCTGAATGCTAAAGGTATACCATCGTTCACTTCTGGACCCGGTTACATGCCCAGAATATTCGCGGGAACCCCCGCTGATCAGACAGACGGTGATGTAGCTGCACAAGACCATTTCGGTACCTCAGTTGCAGTAGGGTCAAGTAGAATCGTTGTTGGTGCTCCTTACAATGACGATACTGGCGGCGATTCTGGTAGTGCATATATCTACGATCTAACTGGTAGGATAGTAAAAAAGATAGTTGCCAGTGATGCCGGTGCAGACGACCAGTTCGGTTACTCAGTTGCAGTAGGGTCAGGTAGAATCGTTGTTGGTGCTCCTAAAAATGACGATACTGCCAGCGATACTGGTAGTGCATATATCTACGATCTAGATGGCAATCTAGTAAAGAAGATAGTTGCCAGTGATGCATATACCGGCGACTGGTTCGGTTACTCAGTTGCAGTAGGGTCAGGTAGAATCGTTGTTGCTGCTCCATTTGCAACGAACCAAAGCACTGGTGCCGCATATATTTACGATCTAAATGGCAATCTAATACAGAAGATAGTTGGCAGTGATACTGACGGCGCCGATAATTTCGGTTGGTCGGTTGCAGTAGGGTCAGGTAGAATCGTTGTTGGCTCTCCTTACAACGAAATATCCGCCGCCACAATTAACCGTGGCGCCGCATATGTCTTCGATCTGGATGGTACTCAACTAGAAAAGTTAACTGCCGGTAGTGATGCCCAGGCGCAGGCCCAGTTCGGTAAATCAGTTGCAGTAGGGTCAAGTAGAATCGTGGTAGGTGCTCCTTTCCATGACCTCACTAGTGCCAGTGGTGCCGTGGCAGCAGACTCTGGTGCCGCATATATCTTCGATCTAGACGAAAATTACGATACCTATATTGAAAGACAATTAGGATACTAATATGATTTACGCAAGAATAGACACTGTCGGAGTAATGTAAATGCCTTTTAGAAACATATCAACATCGGGTAGTTTTATAAGCAGAGACCTAAGTTTCTATGAAGAAAATATAGATGCTACTGCTGAATATGATGATGATACCGATCCGAGCAATCAAGTAAGGATAAATGCCTTTGATGTTGGACACAATAAAGACAACAACAATAATAATCAGGATGATCAGTTCGGTTCCTCAGTTGCAGTAGGGTCGAGCAGAATCGTTGTTGGTGCTCCTTTTGATGATTATTGGGATCCTACAAGCGGAACAGTGCGAGATTTCCATCAAAATCAGGGCAGTGTATATATTCACGATCTGTCCGGTACTCTAATAACCAAACTACAAAATCCTGCAGCTGTAACGTATACCGCGCAGAATAATAATGACCAGTTCGGTAAATCAGTTGCAGTAGGATCAGATAAAATCGTTGTTGGTGCTCCTTTGAAGGACGGCTCCAGCGGTTATACGAGCGACGCTGGCCGTGCATATATCTACGATCTGGATGGTAACAACGAAGTTCTGTTACGCGTTAGCAGTGATAGCTATCCCCGGACCGGCAGCGGCGACAAGTTCGGTTACTCAGTTGCAGTAGGGTGCGGTAGAATCGTTGTTGGTGCTCCGCTGGAGGATTGGGAGTCATTCTTAACTATTAACGACACAGGCGCTGTATATATCTTCGATCTGGATGGTAATCTAATAACGCGAATCCTCGGCAATCCGGCCGTCGTTAATGACAACTTCGGTCACTCAGTTGCAGTAGGGTCAGGTAGAATCGTTGTTGGTGCTCCATACAATGACATAGACAGCAACAATGCAAACGCAGGCCGTGCGTATATCTTCGATCTGAATGGTAATCAGATAAAATCGTTAACTGCTACAGTTCGCGCCGGTGGCGAAGAGTTCGGTGTCTCAGTTGCAGTAGGGTCAGGTAGAATCGTTGTTGGAGCGCGCATTGATTCAACTACGACACTCGGCAACGGCGCCGCATATATCTACGATCTGAATGGTAATGACATAAACAAGATAAAATCGTCTGCGGCCGCTTATCTTGAACTTTTCGGTTCCTCGGTTGCAGCAGGGTCAGGTAGAATCGTTGTTGGTGCTCCGCTGGCTGGGTTTGATAGTACGCTGGGTTGGGCCGGGGGAAGTACATCTTACGGTACCTGTTCTGTCTTCGATCTAGAAGGTGCTCTGATTGACACGTTAGACGCCGATGATAAGACTTCGACCGGGCAGAATTTCGGAAGCTCAGTTGCAGTAGGGTCAGGTAGAATCGTTGTGGGTGACCCCTTTGTGAATTCTCCTGTCACCAGCGCGGCCGATGACGGCAACACGAACATCAGCATCGGCGACAGTATCGACAAGGCCGGTGGAATATATATACACGACACACCATTGACGGCAAAACATCATTTAGATATTTTAGATTGACAGTATCATATTTTTGAGTTCTGGAGACAATAATTTGATTATATAAATAATGATAATCAATTAATAACGGAGATATCAAATGGCAGTTCCTGTTACACGTTCTGATTTTAAAGAATACTGCCTTCGTTCGCTCGGCAAACCTGTCATCGAGATCAATGTTGATGATGATCAAGTTGATGACCGTGTTGATCAGGCATTACGTTTCTATTGGGATTATCACTTCGATGGTACCGAGAAGACTTACTATAAACATGAAATAGATGCGGCAACAATTTCAACGCAGTCTATCACTTTACCAGAAAACATTATAGGTGTTGTCAAGGTATTTGAAATCGGTGATACTTCTTCGTCTTCCGGTGATCTTTTCAACATAAAATATCAAATCGCACTCAACGATCTACATACACTCAACAATATCGGTCTTACAAACTATTATATGACACTTCAAAATCTGGGTGTTGTACAAGAACTGCTTGTAGGTAAAACACAGATTCGTTACAATCGACATCGCAACATTCTACATCTCGATAAGGCTAAATCATCGTTGACTGTAGGTGAGTATATGTTGGTAGAGGCCTATGAAGTTGTTGATCCTGATACATACACTGATGTGTGGTCAGATCGCTGGTTACAACATTATACTTCTCAGTTAATTAAACGACAATGGGGAAGTAACCTCACTAAGTTTGAAGGCCTTCAATTACCCGGCGGCGTGACATTTAACGGCAACAAGATATATGATGATGCTGATACCGAAGTTAAAAGATTGGAAGAAGAAATGATTCTAAATTATTCTCTGCCGCCCACTGATATGATAGGTTAATAAACACTTATGGCCACTAATGTCTTCTTCAATAACTTTGAGAGTTATGCCGAGCAAAATCTAATTGAAGATTTGATCATCGAATCAATTAAAATCTATGGACACGATTTGTATTACTGTCCGAGAACAATTGAAACTAAAGATGATGTTTTTGGAGAAGGTGTTGTTTCCTCATATAATGATGCTTATCTGATTGAGATGTACATCAAGAATGTTGAAGGATTTGAAGGCGAAGGTGATTTTCTTTCTAAGTTCAATATTCAAATTCGCGATGAGATTACGTTCACTGTTTCTCAGAGAGTGTTTGCTAATGAAATAGGTGGACCAGAGATAATATTGCGGCCGAAAGAAGGTGACTTATTATTCTTTCCGCTTACATCCAAAGTATATGTTATCAAGTTTACTGAACACGAAGCGCCTAACTTTTATCAGATGGGTGCCTTGCAGTGTTATGATCTACGTTGTGAACTGTTTGAATATGGCCACGAAGACCTCAACACCGGTATTCCTGAGATTGATAAACTTGAAGAACTCTACTCTAGAAACATTGCTATTGCTAATACTGCTTCGGCATATGCTAATGGTGATATTATTATGGACGTAAACACTGGTCGACCAGCAGCTGCGAGTTCTTACAGTGTTGAGGATCCATTTTCAGAAAATGCTTCCCTAGAAATAGAGGGTGATGCGATCATAGATTTCACCGAAACTAATCCATTCTCTGAGGGTAATATATAATGTTTGGCCAAACGTTCGCACACGGTACACTCCGTAAATATGTCATACTGTTTGGCACACTCTTTAATGATGTGTGGGTTAACCGCAAAGATGCAGCTGGTAATGTCAAGTCGTCACTGAAGGTTCCTTTATCATATGGACCTAGAGAAAAGTTTCTTGCTCGAATTGAAGGCCTTGATGCAGATTTAGATCCTCAAGAACAACCATTCGCAATTACATTACCTAGAATGGGATTTGAAATAACAGGATTTAGTTATGCGCCAGAAAGAAAATTGTCCACGATCAATCGGTTTGTAACAAAACCCTCTAATACAAATGAAGATCAAAAAAGATACCAGTATAATCCAGTACCTTATGACATTCAGTTTTCTCTGTCAATTTTTGTAAAGTCTGTTGACGATGGTACGCAGATCATAGAGCAGATTCTACCGTTTTTTACTCCTGAGTGGACAACGACAGTTCAGTTAATCTCTGATCCAGATATTACTCTCGACATTCCTTTGGTTCTCACCGGCACCTCGCAAGACGATGTGTATGAGGGATCGTTTGACGAAAGACGATCGTTGATTTTTACTTTTGATTATACAATGAAAGGATTCTTCTTTGGACCTACCAAGAAGAGTGGGGTCATTAAACTGGCGAATACTCAGTTGTATGATGCGACATTGTTTACTGATATTGAAGATGCATTTGGCAACACTGATGTTATAACACGAATCACGGTAAGTCCAGGTCAAACCGCAGCTGGTGCTGCTACATCAAACGCAGCAATATCTGTTTCTTCCGATAATATTTCTTCTGATGAAAACTATGGTTACATAGTGG